CGATGATATTTTATTAACTAACTCAGTAGAGTTTCAAAATCAACAAGACTTATATACGTCTGTTAAAGCGGGAGTACACACGTTAGGCGCTCAAAAAGTTATACAGAAATTAAAAGGAAAAGGTTTTTCAAGCGAAAGAATAACAAAGATTTTAAAAGGGTCTTTTCACCCCACTGATCTTGGAGCCGACCCAATTAAACAGGTTATGGACATTATTGATAGGTTAAAAACAGCCCAAGAAAAAATAGATTTTATGTCTACTTTAAATAAATCACAGGTAGAGGCTATTAGAATTTCACGTAGACTTGAAATGCTTTCTTTAGAGGACGCTACAGGCTTTAATTCCGTAGTAGAAGAATTAAAAGAAGCTAGAACAGGATTTGCTACAGGAGGCGAAGTATCCACACCTGTGCCTAATGCGCCTATAGAACCTGACGAGCGTATAAATAAACTCACAGGTTTGCCATACAACGAAGGCGCAGGGACTGCGTACATGGACGCGGATGATCCTATGCGTAGGTTGAACATGGCCGCAGGTGGCAGGGGTTAAAAAAACAACTAAAAGGAAACTGTAACTAATGAGCGCAGAACAATTTAAATACTTCAAACTCTCAGACTTCGACTGCCAACAAACTGGCGAGAACGAAATGAGCATAGAGTTTATACACAAGTTAGACAAACTACGTGAAGCTTGTGGCTTTCCGTTTAACATTACAAGCGGCTACAGAAGTCCTAACCATACTATTGAAAAATCTAAAAAAAATCCCGGCACTCATGCACAGGGCATTGCCGCAGACATTTATGTAAGTGGTGGACGACAGCGTATGCAACTTGTAGCTAAAGCAATTTCACTGGGCTTTGTAGGCGTTGGAGTTGCTAAGACTTTTGTACACGTAGATGTGCGCGATGATTTTAAACCAGTGTTGTGGTGTTACTAATAGATGGATAGTGTTGTTACCCTTATAAATGAAGTAGGCTTCCCAATCGCGGCGGCGCTAGGACTAGGCATGTTTATCTGGAAGCTGATTAACCGCATCATTGATGGCCTTGAAACTAAAGTAGATACACTAGACGATAAATTGTTAGAAGCTATAAGCCACTTAGAAGAGCGATTAGGCGGTAAGTTAGACGGACAACACGGTATTTTAATATCCCTTATAGATAGAGTCAGGTCTGTTGACAACGAAATTATCCGTCAAGACGTGCTGTTAAAAACAGTGTTAGGTGTTCCGCAGTTATTGCAGACTGACAGATTAGCAAAGGCAGATAGAGATGATCAGAGAAAAGATTAAATACTTAGTTGTAGCAACAGTATTCTGTAGCTCTGTAGCGGGTGATCAAATAACACACAAGTTTAAAAGCCCTAGTTTTAATGGCGTGAATACTTCTTCACACTACCTGACAATTGAGAACCAAGAATTTAATCGCAAGTCAGATATAGCTGATGAAATTAAAGCGTATCAAGAAGAGCTTGAGCGCGATGCAGAGAACACTACGCTTGCAAGGTTTATACGCAACTTAGAATCACGCATCTACGCAGAGCTTAGTCGCCAGTTAGTTAACAACCTCTTCGGCGAAACAGCGAGTACAGGGGGAACGATTGAGCTAGAGGGCAACACCATTACGTACACCATTGACGGTGATTTTATAACCCTAATAATAACGGATGCAAATGGAAATACGACAGAGATTACTCTACCCATTGGTACTTTTACTTTCTAGCTGTTCAGTCTTTGATCAGTTTGAAGATACTTATAACCAAAGGTTTAGTGCAAACGATGTAGTTAGGATAAATGAACTTCAATCACATGCTTTAAGGGACGCTGTAGCTCCTGTAGTACAGCCTGTAGTTGCGGTTTATCCTAGTTCTTTTACAGACCAGACAGGACAGAGAAAAAGCAACAGTTCTTTTGCTCTCTTCTCTACGGCTGTGACACAGCAACCTAGCGCCTTGTTAATAAGGGCGTTGAAACACGCAAGCAATGGCAAGTTCTTTAGAGTTGTAGAGCGCGTAGGCTTAGATAACTTAACAAAAGAAAGACAGTTAATACGCTCAGCGCGAGAGCAGGTTTCTAATGACGGTGGAGCTAAGAAAGTACCGCCTCTATTATTTGCAGGTGTATTACTAGAAGGCGCAGTTATCGCTTATGATTCAAACCTAAGCACTGGTGGAGTTGGCGCTAGATATTTAGGTATAGGTAAGAGCGCACAGTACAGAGAAGATAACATTACGGTGTCATTAAGGATGGTGTCCGTAGCTACAGGAGAAATACTTGTAGAAGTAATGAGTCAGAAAACAGTGTTTAGTTATGGACAATCAGATGATGTTTTTAAATTTATAGAAATGGGTACGGAGCTTGTTGAAATTGAAGCAGGTAACTCGCGCAACGAGTCAACCACGATAGCATTAATGAAAGCAATAGAAGGTGCCGTACTAGAGTTAATAAACATTGGATACAACAGAGGGTTTTGGACTTATGAAAAAGATAAATAACGGCCTATTAATTTTGCTCTTTAGTGGTGTTGCTTATGGTGCCGATAACGAGGTGTACATTGAGCAGTCGGGCGCAACGGCCAATATTGACATAGAACAGCTAGGCACCAGTAACTTGATTGGTGGTTTAAGCTCAAGCGCAGGAAATCTAACTCCGCTTGATTTAGATGGCTCTAGTTTAACGCTTGACATTAATATGATAGGCAACACTAACAAATTCTTTGGCGACATCTATGCTGATAGCTTTACAGGGCTATATAATTTTGTAGGCTCAAGCAATCTTTTTACAATCCAAGTAGATCCAACCAATACTTACGGGGCTAATAGTTCAAATCAAAATGTTTCAGTCACGGGGGCAAGCAACACAATGACACTCAATCAAGGCACTACTGCTTTAGCGGCAACCCTTGATCTTGATTGGATTATACAAGGTTCAAACAACACCATTACCTCTTCAATAAATATTGATGGTGCTACCCAGTACATAGACATTGATGGTTCTGATAACACGTTAACATATACAGGTACAGGTGTGACTGCAAGCGCAGGAGGTTATTTCTATCTTGATCAAACAGGAGGTAGCCGAACATTTAATATACAACAACTGAGTACCCAAGATAATGACTGGCTTAAAATACTTTCTACTGGTTCTGGCGGTACTGTGTGTGTCATTCAAAACGATCAAGGTACAAGCCTCTCTTGCTAAGATAGGGGGGGTGTCTGAGGTATCTGGATACGCACAAATTAAAAGAGAACAAGCACCCCTTGTCGCAGACTTAAAGTTTTCCGTTCAGACCAACGATCAAGCAGTAACCGCGAATGGCAGGATGGCTATTACGTTTCTTGATGACTCAGTTGTAAAGCTTACAGAGCATTCACAGCTAACAATAGATAAGTACATATATGATCCTGACCCAAGCAAGTCTAAGATGGCTCTTACGTTTGGACTAGGAACTGCACGGTTTATAAGCGGTAAGCTAGGCCAGATAGATAAAAGAAATATAAAGTTAAGAACTCCTACGGCAGATATTGCAATTCGCGGCACGGACTTCACGGCCACAGTAGACGAATTAGGCCGCAGTTTGATTATACTTCTGCCCGATAAGTTTGGTGTGTCAAGCGGAGAGATAGAAGTGTTAACAGCTACAGGCAGTGTGTTGTTGAACAAGCCCTACCAAGCAACAACGGTGTCGGTGTTTGAGTCAGCGCCCTCTAAGCCTGTAATACTAGACTTAACTCTAGACTTTATTGATAACATGCTTATTGTTACACCCCCAAAAGAGGAAGCGGTAGTAGCTGAAGAAAGAGTTGCAAAGACAGCAAACATCCTAGACTTTAATGAGCTAGACATAGACTACCTAGACGAAGACTTTTTAGAAGATGACAGCCTTGAGTTTACTGAGCTAGATATAAATTTTCTAGATGTTAATTACCTTGAAGACTTGTTAAACATATTAGATGTGTTGGCTGTACAAGAAGAGAAGGATGGTTTAGCACAGGTTTCAGGCGTAACTATATCAGGAACATCTTTAGGTACAGACCCTGAGACACAGATAACTGCTCTTATAACAGGACAGATAATAAGCCTGATTAGAAACGTAAGTGAGTACACGCGATTAGATTTAGACACTACAGGGGGCTACACAGTGATACTGATTCAAGATGGGATCTCTAATACTGTGAAGATCAACGGAGGTGATTCTGTAATTAGGATTACGCAGGAAGGATAATGAAGAAAATAATTATAGGGCTTGTTGTTGCGCTTCTGTTTGTGGCCTTAGTGTATCAGCCCACACTGGTTGAGGTTATAAAGCTCAGAACCTTTGATGCCCTTGTTGAGACTGAGCAACCTACAGGTAACATAGTCCTGCTCAACTTGACAGAAGAAGATATACATAACGAGGGTGGTTGGCCGTTTCCCAGAGAAAGGTTGGCTGAGATCCACGTAGACCTACTGAATGCAGGGGCCGCGTCTGTTGCATGGGTTGCAGTCTTCAGTGAGCCAGACAGGTTTGGCGGTGATGGTATTTTTGCAAGAGCTTTGTCGTATTATCCTTCAGTAATTGCTATGTTTGAAACTGAGGGCTATAAAGAAATACCTCAAACAGAAGGCACAGTGATACTAGGTGATGACGTTGGCGGCATAGAAGCTACAGGAGTTACGCAAAACATTAAAGTCCTTAGAGACGTATCGTTGCAAGGGATAGTATCAGCGCCAGTGGATGTAGATAACTTAGTCAGACGTATGCCGCTACTAATGAGAAGTCCAGACGGTTGGATGGCAAGCTTCGGTACGCAGTTACTCAAGGCGGTTACAGGAACAAACACCTACGTTATTAAAACTAGCGTCAGTGGAATACAAGAGGTGCGCGTCAAGCAGTTAAACCCTATACCCACAGACAGATACGGCAGAGTATGGGTAAACTGGGTAGAGGCAGACAGCACTACCCTAGATAAGATGGATGTAGAAGGAAAGATGGTGATAGTAGGAACCACCGCTAAGGGGATACTTCCGCAGGTTGCTACTCCTAAAGGGCTGTTGTATCCGCACCAGATACAGGCGGCGTTAGTTGAAACTGTACTACACGCCTCCAATAAACGTATGCCCGCTATCCCGCCTATCGCTGTGTTTTGTGAGGCAGTAGTTTTTTTAGTAGGAGTGTTCTTAGTTTTTCTAGCTCTTAATTACTTAGGAGTCTATGCAGGTTTAATTCTATCTGTAGGTGTCATGTCTAGTACTGCACTGCTAGGAGTTTACCTGATACGAAACGGAATACTGATTGATGTTACATGGCCGCTGATCTCTGAGTTTGTAGTAGCTTCAACAACATTCTACCTCAACTACAAAGAACAGTACAAACTACGGCAACAGATCAAGAAGCAATTTGAGCATTACCTAGACCCACGACAGGTCAAACGCTTGCAAGATAACCCAGAGTTACTAAAGCTTGGGGGCGAGAAGAGGTACTGTACGTTCTTGTTCACAGATGTAAGAGGTTTCACAGCCCTATCAGAGAGCGTAACCCCAGAAGAAGTAACCTACATTATGAACAGAGCTTTGACGGCCCAACAATCAGCGGTTTCAAAATTTTCAGGCACAGTAGATAAATACATCGGAGACGCGATGATGGCTATCTTCGGAGCGCCACTAGACTTAGAAGGCCACGAAGACAAAGCCATAGAGTGTGCTAAACAAATAGCAATAAACATGGAAGAGTTGAACGTAGAGTTTGCGGCTAAAGGATTACCGCCTATCAAGATTGGCATAGGTATTAACAGCGGCGAAGCAATCATAGGGAACATGGGATCAGAGCAGAGGTTTGATTACACCGCTATCGGTGACGCAGTTAACATTGCGGCTAGGTTAGAGTCGGGTACTAAGGCGGCAGGTGTAGATGTGTTGATAGGGTTTAGCACTAGGAAAGGATCTAGTATTAAGCTAAAGCCACTGTCGCCGATTGAGGCTAAAGGGAAAGCAGAAAAACTAAAAGTATACACTATATAAAATGAGGCAATACTAATGTTAGATAAATTGATAGGCCCAGTAGCAGGATTATTAGACAAATTTATTGTCGATAAAGATCAAGCCAATGCCCTAGCTCACGAGATAAGCACAATGGCAGAGCGACACGCCCAAGAATTAGCCAAGGGTCAACTGGCTGTTAACGCAGTTGAGGCCGCACACAAAAGCTTGTTCGTTTCTGGATGGCGACCTGCTATTGGATGGATCTGCGGATTCGCTTTAATGTATTCTACAATCTTAGCACCCATCTTAGGTATTTGGTTTACTGTCCCGCCTGTAGATAGCTCATTGCTTACAAGTGTACTCATGGGCATGTTAGGACTAGGCGCAATGAGAACTGTAGAAAAAACAAAATCAGTAGCGAGGAGCAAGTAATGGCGGCTAAGAAAAAATCAAAAGTCAACGAGGCAGGTAACTACACCAAGCCTACAATGCGTAAAAGATTGTTTAACAAAATAACAGCAGGAACTAAGGGCGGCAAAGCAGGACAGTGGAGCGCACGAAAAGCTCAGATGCTTGCCAAGCAATACAAAGAAGCAGGAGGAGGTTACAAATGAAAGGTGTTAAACATTATAAGAAAGATGGCACAGAGCATAAAGGTTCTAGTCACAAGATGGCTGACGGAACTTTACACACTAACAAGTCTCACACTAAGACAAGTGTAAAGTTATTTCATTTGAAGGACTTGTCTAAAAAATCTAAGATGAAAGCAAAAGGTACGCACAAGTGTCGCTAAAGAAACCTCAGAAGTCTTTGAAGGCTTGGACAAAACAAGAGTGGACTACAAAGTCTGGCAAGCCTAGTGCTAAAACAGGTGAGAGATACTTACCTAAGAAAGCTATAAAGGCTTTGACACCTGCACAGTATGCGGC